TCAAATATGAATACAAAGAAAACAAAGTATGCAGATTATGGAGGTGACTTTGATTCAAATACGAAATTACTTGATAGATTAGTCGGTATATTTGACTCGGTATCAAAGGGAAAAATGAATGCGCCCATGTTTAATGTTACAGATACAACCACGAATGCAAATACAAACGCAACCACAAACACAGATGCAAATGAACAACAAGGAGTCCCGAAAAGTAGAATCCCACCAGGTCAAGAGAATTTATATATTCTCAAGTCAGAGATTGTCCCTCCTATTTGTCCCGCATGTCCAGCCCCAAATTGTGGTAGTTGTGCTAATGCTAATAAATGCCCACCATGTCCTGCATGCGCAAGATGTCCAGAACCATCATTTGAATGCAAAAAGGTTCCAAACTATAATAGTGTAGGATTGATGAATCAGTTACCGATTCCTTGGGCTGACAAGTTATGAATTATGTAATTTGAATTTATGCAAATCTCACCATATCTCTTACGTCTCATGTTTTACACATTGTCTATTGTCTAAAACATGAACCACAAATCACAAATCACAAATCACAAATCACAAATCACAAATCACAAATCACAAATCACAAATCACAAATCACCCATACTACTATACGCCCCGACCCATACTACTATACGCCCCGACCCATACTACTATACGCCCCGAATCTTGATACACTTGTCGTCCACTGTAAATGACGGTTTTTTATCTTCTTGAGGAACAATTTGTATAATACATTTTGCTTTTTTGCCATACAGTGGTTCGGTGCACCCTTTTTCTTTCTGGTTTTTACGCGTAGTATTGAATTTAAATATTTTAGGCGCATCATTTTGAGTACACCTTGCCCTAAAATGTTCATATCTTTCGCGGACATCGCAGTATGAAAGCCCTGATTTTTTGCCCAACATTTTGTTAATAATTTCGTGCAAGTTGTACATATATCTCGAAAATGCTTCGCGATTTTTCATGTGACACGGCTTAATCGGGTGGGCTTTCAAATTATTTTTCAAATTCATTCGGCAATATTTGCACGGAAGAACATCTCCCAGGCTTTCTACAAACTCTTTATATTCTTTTTTGTTTTCTTCGGTGGGATGAATAGGATAGTTGAAACTTATCGTATGAAGAAGATGCCACGCTGCAGGACCCCATACACTCGTCAACATTCCGTCACCACTCATATAATCTTTACGCGAAAATGTACGTTTTTTCGAATTTGAATTTATCCTTTTATTTGTATTTCTGTTTTTATTTCTATTGTATTTGTTGTATTTTTTTGATGTTTTTTTATACGCCATTTAACTATATTTATATATATCTATTTTTATATATATATAACAATAAAATATGTCAAATAGTTCTATAGATTCATTAAAGAATTTTTCCGATTCTGTTAAAAATATTACGTATATTATTATTTTAGGGTTAGTTCTTATTATAGTTACCTATGGGACAAAAATAAGTAATAATGGGTTTTTCTCTCTTATTCTAAAGATGGGGATTGTAGGGCTATATTTATACGTATTTACCGCTGTATATAAATCACTTGGTGTAATTTTTAACACAAATGGGCTATTTATAGACCCATCTATGTCTAAAGTCAAACTATTTTTTATACTATACTGTATATTCGAAGTAATAGTAATATTTTTAGTTTTTTATATTTTTTATACCATTTTCAAATAAAGTATTTTATTTTATGTTATGTAGACACCGGTTTGGTACTTTTAGTTACTTTTAGCAATATGTCGTAATAATCTTTATCAGTAATAAATGATTGAATTTTTATGTCTATTATTTTCCCATCACAGCATCGAATAAGCATTATTGTAAAGTAACGCTTGTAGTTATATTTAGTTATACTATATTTTTAAATCGTTGTATTAATTATTTAGTAGTATATTATTCGTTTATTTGCAAAACATATTTAATCTTTTATATATATAATAATATAGAACCCAATGGACGATTCTGTTTTCAAGTTTAAAAAAGTAATAAACTCTTTACCGACTATTACCAGATATATTTTAATAGCATCTTTTGCTGCTATTTTAATAGCTTGTGCATATTATATTTATAAGACATATATTGTCCCACAATCTGATAGGTCGTATCTCGAAGGGTATGCAAATGGTATGAATATAAGGAACGACCGTCCCCCGAGCGAAGTAGTAACATTGTACTTTTTCGGCGTAGAGTGGTGTCCTCATTGCAAACACGCTAAACCTGAATGGGAGGCATTTGTAAAGGAAAATGAAAATAAGACCTTTAATGGTAAGAAAGTCAACTTTGTAACTGTCGATTGCGACAAAGACTCCGCCCTTGCAGATAAATATGACGTATCGGGTTATCCCACGATTAAACTAGATACAGGTTCCGATGTTATCGAATTTAAATCAAAACCGGAAAGGGATGCTCTCACCCAATTTTTGAACAGTTCTCTCTAATAAAATAATAAAAATGTGAAGTTTTGTGCATAATACAATACAACTACATGTTTTACATGTATTTGTAATAATGTTATATGTTGTAGTTTTCTATTATTTATTTATTGTATTGAATTTCGATTAATCTCACGCACCTGTTACGTCTCATGGTGTAAAGAGGCATCGTGAATAGGTTCTTCTGCCAAGGAGTCGCGATGAGAAACGAATGATTCGTACAAATCTTCGGCTACTTTTGCGCCATACGTAATCAAGTTATTGCGATGTTCTGACGAGTAAGGAACTTGAGTCCATGCATCATATGTTGTAAATATATTCATATTACATACAACTTCATAAGGTATCTTTTCGAGTAAATATTCATCACTTATACGATTAAAACAATGTAAAGTAACCTTCTCTAACAAGTCAATGATATTAGAATCATTGGTAATCATACCGTCGTTCACATTAGAAGAATTATATTTCTTAACACCTAATATTTCTTCATTTTTACAACCTGTTTCTTGCAAACAAATATTGACAGCATAGTTACTAAAGATGCCGCCATCAATGTAGCATTTATCGTCTATGATAACGGGGGTAAAAACGACTGGAAAAGCCGAAGTGATAGATAGAGCGGTAATTAATTCGAGGTCGGGGTGCGTTTTATATGATATAATATCTCGCGTAAAGCGGTTTGCGTCACATGTAATAAAATTAAATTCTATACCAGAATATTCATAAAACTCTTTCATGGTTATATTTGACGATAGTCCTTTTGCCTCAAACAAAATACCATACTTTTGTATTAGTATGGGATGCATATTTATTAAACCTTTGTTGTCATACAGCTCAAGTATATTTTCTATACCGATTTCCTCGAATACTTTTTCCCATGGTCTTTTTACGATATACTCTATAATATAATCGTAGTCATATTTCAGAGATAAGTATACAGCGACCAAAGAACCAATAGATGTGGCATAGATAGATTTAATATTATTTATGTTCCAGAATTCTTTATCGTGTAAATATTTTAAAGCACCAAGTGCGCAAATACCAAAAGGTCCTCCACCACCAATCACTAAATGCTTAATTGTCATTTTAATATAATAATAAATTTTAATAATTATATTAACACAATAAGAAATAGTAAATATGAAATAGTATAATTATGCATATTTTTTTCTAGTTATGATTTAAGGGTTATCGATATACAATATGGACGAATTGTTTCGAAATAGGGAAGATAGCGACAAAATCAAAAAAATAAATTTAGAGGAATTGTACGATAAGAAAAAGACGTATGATTTGTCTAAACTCTCAGTCTACAATAAGATTTTGAATAGAATCCACGAAAAAATAAAAATAACATCACGTCAAAAAACGGATACACAATTTTGTTGGTATGTTATTCCGGAAATTATATTAGGCGTTGCATCATATGACCGCGCATCATGTATTAGTTATATTTTAGAAGAGCTTACAACCAACGGTTTTGTTGTTCGATATACACATCCAAACCTGATATTTATTTCTTGGAAGCATTACATACCGTCATATGTGAGAACAGAGTTTAAAAAAAAGACAGGTATCATCATCGACGAGCACGGTAATCGCGTCGACGAGTTAGATGAATACGGTAATCCGGTACCTCCATCTCAGGCAATGCATACTCCCTTAAGTGGGAATACGTTAGACCCATTTAATATGGGCTTGACACGTAAAATAAATTCTAAAAATACCGCCGACAACACAACAAATAAAAAGGAGTTTAAGCCGATTAACGACTATAAACCAACCGGCAATTTGATATACGGGAAAGAGTTTTTCAAAAAAATAGAAGACAAGTTTTCATAAATATTTGCGACAATTCTTTTGCCGCCAATATTTTCGCGATTTTCAAGAATGGTTCGGTGAGATGGAGAGTACGGATGGAGCGTGTTCGGCGAGATGGAGCAGCATAGTTTGCCCCGCGAGGGTTTCCGCACGATGGTCAAAAAAGTGGCAAACATGTTTGCGAAAAATGACTTTCCTCAAAAATGGACATCAAAAGAATAACCCACCGAAAACTACACTTTTTTACCCTTTTTTCCCCTTTTTTACCTATTTTTATCACTTTTTATATTTTGCAGCATTATGGTCGCCACGTGACCACGTCGTCGCTTCGCCACCAAGAGCATAAAGGTAACCCCGCGGAATTGGGAGGGCGGACGCCGAAGAAGTGATGATGATTGTTTTTTTCAAATCTAAACCTGGATTTTGAAAAATGGACAAAAATAAATGTCCATTTTTGAAAAGTGGGGGTAGACTTTTGAAAAAAACATTGCATTCGTCACTCAGAGCATAATGCTCTAAATCGTGTTTTTAAGTTTGAAATTTTGTTACCATAATTTTTTCAACTTTTATATATATTATATGAAAAGGATTTAGGCATTTTTTATGTCATCATTATATATGATGACAATGATGACGCAAAAAAATGCCGAAATTTTCATCTGCGAAAAATGTGACTTTGTATGTAGCAAGAAAAGTAATTTTGAAAAACATATATTGACACGTAAACACAAAAATGATGACAAAAAAGAGCAAAAAAATGCTGAAAAAAATATCTGCATTTGTGGTAAGAATTTTAAGTACCGTCAGGGACTTTTTGTTCATCGAAAAACGTGTATGGATTATATCAATATCGAAAGCAATAATGGTCTCGTTTCGGAGAATAAAATAGAAGAAAAGGTAGACACAAAAACGGACAAAGAGTTGAAGGATTTGGTTAAGGAGTTAATAAAACAGAACGGTGAGCTTGTTAAGACGATACATGATATGGTACCCAAAATTGGGAATACAAATATTACGAATAATACGAATAATATGAATAATAGTTTTAATTTAAATGTTTTTCTAAACGAGCAGTGCAAAGATGCATTGAATATATCGGATTTTATAGATTCGCTCAAGATAACGCTTGAGGATTTACTATTTTCAAAGACAAACGGGATATCGCGCGGGATAACAGATGTTATGATAAAGGGTCTCAAAGAGTTAGATATCCACCGACGCCCGATTCATTGCACGGATATAAAACGCGACATCATGTATATCAAAGATGAAGACAAGTGGTGCAAAGATGAGAACCACGAGATGATGAAAAACACGATTGTGAAAATCGCGGACAAGGAACGAACGGCGTTACAACAGTGGGCTATTGATAATCCAGACTGGATGGAAACAGAAAGAAAACAACTGGATTACTTGACAATGGTGCGTTCTATATGCGAACCTATCGAAAACTACGACAACTATGAGCGGAAAATATTAAAAAATCTTGGAAAAGAAATACATCTAGATAAAAAGATGTAAAATATATTATGTATTGGATATGCGGTATGTAGCTATTTGTTATTTTGTTATTGTTATTTGTTTGTTATGTATTGTATAACAAACAAATATTACATCGACTGACCTAAAATATATTAAACGCGATTGTGGTTAATATGTGCTTTCAGTACATCGGCTGCGCAACCGGTATTGCGAGTGGACAGTTTAGCATCACTTTTCTCGCTCTGTTTTTTGAACGCCCTAGTAACTTTAGCAATTAATTCATCGAATGATTTTTCGTCATCTTTTGAAAATTTCATGCTAGTTTTAAGTTTATTGGCGATACCAAGAATATCGGAATACTCCTTCCATAATGTAGTGCTTTCTTTTACGGAAGTTGTGTAAGTACTGCTTAAAAATCCCATACGCTTGAGTTCATTGTCATACTGGTTTTTATCCGTTTTCAATTGTTTACTATACTTGTCGTAATGATCAAGGAACGCCTTTGCCAAAAGACTTGCCGACTTATCAGTAGAAGAACGAACATCTTCCAAGATGGTAAGCAGACTCTTTTTGTCATTCCCTTCGACAATAGTAGAATGAATATCGTTTTTGATATTAGACACATGCGCCTTGATATTATCAAGAGAGAATAGGAATTTGGGTTTGAATTTTTCAAGTCTGGCAAGATAATCGGATTCTTTTGCAATCACTTTATGGTGATGGTGTAGGGTAATATTCAACATCTCGATTTGCCCCATAATCTGTTTGGAATTATTGATTATTTTTTTATAGGTAGCATAACCATCAGATGCTTTGCTATTTGCTTGAGTAAGTATTTTACTATCCGCTTCGAATTGTTCGCGCTGTTTTTTCTGCATTTCGTTCATCATTGACTTGAACTTCGTATACAGTTCGCTCATCTTAGCAGAAGCATTGGCAGATATATCAGCAACCTGTTTCTTGATTTTTTTGTGTGATGTACGAGGGAAACTTTCGGGTTTGCATACAGCAACACTAGAAGCAGGGCTAGCAGTAGATTTAGAACTAGTAGAAGAACCAGTAATGACTACAGAAGCCGGAGTAGACTTAGCCACAACAACAGGAGCGGGGATGGGGACAGGTTTAGCAACAGGTTTAGCAACAGGTTTAGCAACAGGTTTAGCAACAGGTTTAGCAACAGGTTTAGCAACAGGTTTAGCAACAGGTACAGGAGCAACAACCGGTACTGTTCTACGGGCAACAACAACAGGTACAGGGGCAGGTGCAACAACAGGTGCAGGAGTTACCTTACGTGTCTGGACACCACCTTCGCAATCTTTAGTAAAGTAGCATTCAGAACCGCGAGGCTTCCATGAAAGCTGCCATTTAGAAAGGGGTGAATTAGGACCGTTATAGCCGCTCATTTCCCATTTTTTGCCTCCATAATTTACATTCATGGTCGCGCCATTCGGATCTTTGTAGTCAGCAGCACTCTTTACACCATCCGCGTTACCACAGATACCTTGCATTTTTCCGAAAAAAGAGGTAGGAACATTTGTTTCAAGAACGCCACAGTATCCTCCGGTAACCATAACAGAGAAACCATTGGGTGCTGTAATCTTCAAACCGGTAGACTTTGCGGAAGCACCTTTCCATTCAACGACCTGATTTCCGTAGCGAATTTGGACACCACCAAAAGTAAGCGTGAAATCTTCAGGAAGTTCCATTTCTTTACCATTGACGCGAATTTTTCCGAAATTGGCAACATCAACTTCAATGTTCATTTGTTTATAGTGAACAACGGCACCTGTCATACAAGAAGGTACACCGGGTTTATTCGCGCCATTTTTACGCATCTTTTCCTGAATCTCGAAGACGCCATCAGGAGTTCGAGCAACAGTATAAATACCGGGCTCTTGGATGTGAAATAGTGTACCATCATAGTTGGTAACATGAGGGTCTCCAGACGCTACGCAAAAACGTTTGCTTGGATTTTCTGATGCTTTGGATAAAAATTCCTCGGCAGCAATAGCGCTCTCTTTTGCGATAGATTTGCTTTTAGTCACGCGCATGTCTTCAATGCATCCATTGTAGATGTCTTGTTTATTGGTAATGCCTAAAGACTGACAGAATTTGACAGCATCCTGTCCTTCTGTAGTTACAACCCATGCAGAAAAAGCCGACTCGAATTTCTTAGCAAGTTCTTTCGTCTTTGCAGATAACTTTGAATCAACCGATGAATACTTGTTAACGATAGGCGCAGGCTTAGGAGCAGGCTTCAGTACGATCTTAGGCGCAGGCTTCAGTACGATCTTAGGCGCAGGTCTAGGAGCAGGTGGTGCAGGTCTGGGTGCAGGTGGTGCAGCTTTGGGTGCAGGCTTAGGTGCAGGTGGAGCAGGCTTGGGTGCAGGTGGAGCAGGCTTAGGTGCAGGTGGTGCAGCTTTGGGTGCAGGCGGCGCAGGTCTAGGAGCAGGACGCCTTGACATGGAGATAAGAAGTTTCCTTTTCCCATCGTGTTCCTCACCGTTATCGCTAACATCGCTACTATTAGAAGAATCGATATTTTCATTTTCGAACAACTTTCTATTTTCAACAATAGCTAAATGTGGGCGATGTTTAGTATGATTTACTTCATTAACAAAAATATTGGATGTATCTGTAGAGTTTTCGGGAAGTACCGCATCATAGATGCCGGTCCGCGTTTCATTCCCATCATGCGGCACTAACATAAGAGCTGAAGCAAATGACAAACTTGCTAACAGTAAAAAAGCCTTCATTGTGTGTACCATTATAATATGACATAATATTATATCTTTATGCTTTTTAGTAATATATTTAAGAGAGTAAATAATATATATTAATATAATATATAGTAGTAGCATACTTTAGTTAGAATATGAAAATAACTCGAAAAAGAAAATATTCTAAAAGGAGAGTAATAATAAGGAAAAAAAATAGAACAAACAATAAAAGAAAAATATCAAATACTAAAAAAATAGAGTTCAATAAATATGAGAATACCAAGGTGCATAAGAATTTCAAGTTAATAAAAATGCCCTATATAAATACCAAATTAGTAGAGTCTAAATACTTGCTGTGGCCGCTTAAGAATATTCATACAAATAAGGAAAGCGTAGATAATGAACAAAGCTTACTCGAGGAAGCTAATGATGTAGAAAAAATACAAAAAGAATTCAAACTTAGCCCTAAAAAAGACTACTACACGTATATAAATTATGCATGGATGAAAGCGCAAAATATTGTAATGGACTATAAGAACTATTACTTTATAAAGCTAGACACGTTTCGATTTATACAAAATACCGTAAACTATCGTGTTATTCATCTAGCGAATGAGTATTGTGCGAATAACAATACCCCTTTTTCTAGGAAAGTTAAAAATGTAATCGATTCAATGACGTATAAAAATCTCGATGACAATAAAGTAATGAAACATGTAAAAACTATGGAGAATGAATACGAAGAGTATATAGGTAAAGATGATTTAGTCGGATATTTGGCGTCAATAAATCGGTGCGAAATAATATCATGGGGGTGTCCTATAGTATGGGATATTTCTCAAGACGAAAAAGATGCAGTAAACTTGCGAAGCCATGTTCAGTCACCGCAGTTATCATTTTACGATTATGATTTGTATATAACAGGGAATGACAATAAAAAATACACGAAAGAATTTAAGGAGAATTTTGCAAATAAGTTTTGCGAATTTGTGGCGGATTTGTATGATAAAATGCTAGGCGAGGGACACGGATTAAATCCGCGACATGTAATCGAGTGCGAGATAGATATGTTGAACGCGATGAACTGTTTTCAAAGGGGTGACTCCGAAGAATTTTACAATGTAGTTACGGCAGAAGAAAGTAGAACGAAGTATCATTTCGACTGGAAAAAATTCGCAGAGGGTGTTGGTTATAAAAAGGCGCCGAGAACATATATAGCGGGTAGCATAAGTTATTTGAGTTGTATAATGAAGAAGCTACACACCGACTGGAAAACCCCGAAATGGAAAGCATATTGGTATTATATGTATCTAAGACAGTTGTGTTTGTACTCGAATAAAACGAGTCGACTGAGGTTTAATTTTTTCAATAAATTTGCAAAGGGGCAACAGGCAAATATGCCAAGTGAGTTATTTCCATTATTTGCGCTGTCATATTGTTTCAATACGTTGTTAGCTAGACTATATGTGGAGAAATATGTGCATTCTCAGGCGGTGTATATAGCAAACACAATAGGACACGATTTAAGAAATGTATTTATACGAATCATAAATGAGAATCTGTGGTTACAACCTGAGACGAAGTTAGAGGCGTTAAAAAAACTGGAAACGATATCTATTGAGACGGTATATCCGAAATATATGATAGATGATTTAGTGGCAGATTTGCCGATAATGGATGCGTATGGTATAATGTATGCGCAGTCGCAAGTGAGGCGCGAGTATTTAATAGCCCGCGACGGGCAGCATTATGTGGAACTTCCGGATATTAACTTTAGCGTAAACGGGGGATTGGCGTTGGCGGGTACGCAGCCGTATATAGTGAATGCATTTTACAACTCTACAAAAAATAATATATATATTCCTGCTGCAACATTACAGGAACCGTTTGTGTCGCTGAATTTAACTGGTCTTGAATATAATTTAGCGCATATTGGATATACATTTGGACACGAGTTATCGCATTGTTTAGACAATACGGGTAGATTGTATGACTATAAAGGTAATATGAGAAACTGGTGGCTTCCACAGGATGCGAAGATATTTGAGGATAAAGTAAAAAATGTTATTAAGCAATATGAGTTATTTGCGTCGTGGGATGGTATAAAGATGGATGCGTCAATGATGGTTGGCGAAAGTGTAGCGGATATATCTGGTATAGAAATATGCGTTAACTATTTAAACAACTACTTGAATAGTAATGATGAACCGAAGAAGGTGAAGGATGATTCACTTAAGAAGTTTTTTATATATATAGCGTTTCAGTGGAGAGAGGCGATATATAAACAGTCGATAAATTTTAATATTAAGACGAATCCACATCCTTTAGTAAAATATAGGACAAATTGTCCGATGTCTCGTTTAAAAATATTCAAGAAATTATACGACGTAAAAAAAGGAGACCGTATGTATTGGAATAATGATACGATTTGGTCGAACAGTAAGTAAATATACAAAATATAAATTTATAATATTTAGAAGAACAATATTATTTAGAAATAACAACGCTTTTTATAAACAATAATATTATTTAAGAACAATATTATTTAAGAACAATATTATTTAAGAACAATATTATTTAGAAAGAATATTATTTAGAAGAAATATTATTTAGAAAAAGCAATATTATTTAGAAAAAACAATAATACTAATTAAAAATATAATAATAATATTTTTTCCAATTATTTTATATTTTTTTCTATACGTTATATATAAAATGGCAAGAAAAGGAAGAAGAAGTATGAGACGCGGAAGACGTGCATCTCAAGCACAGGGTCAGGGTCAGGCTCAAGGTCAGGCTCAGACCCAACAGGGAGGTCGTAGAAGACGTCGTGGATCTAGGTCTAGACGCGCTCGCATGACTCGCAGACGCAGGTGAATGATTAAACCTTAGTTGTAGGTAGGTTTATTGATTTTATCAAGATTACTAATTTTATGATGTTTATATGATAATTTATACGTTATCATATAATCAGTTTTGTGAAAACTATTTAGAAATAAATTAACATTTCTATGTTAGTTAGTACTCCGCGTCAAACAGCGTACTCCGCATCAATACTCTTTTCAAGTTCGCGTATTTGCCGCTGTCCTGTTTCGAACATTTGCGCCTCTATAATCCCCTGTAAAATTTTCAATGTATGAATAAAATTTTTCTCACAGTTTACGTAAAGTTTTAGTATAATTTTTCTCGTTTCATCTATCAGATTATTCAACTCTTCGTATGTCAAATTAGGGTCTATTATATACTTCATTTTATCCCCACTTTCCGACGACGTATTTGTAATAAATATACTGTCGATAATTTCCAGTAGAGAGTTCCTTATCATATTCGAGTCATAAATCATTTTTTTAACTTGCTCTACATAGTCTACAAATAACTTATCCTTTGTATTACCCACATATGTCTTATTTAACATTGAATCAGGGCTACTACAATCGGCTGTATCCGAAAATGAATGCAGGGGGATATCGCGAAAACTTTTAATATCTTTAGGAGGATTAGGATTTCCGGTAAATAGCGTATACAATAAATCGATATTTCGCTTCTTCTCATCTCTGCTCTTTGCCGACATTTTATCAAATCTGCCCTTGCTCGCATTATATTTATCGTTATATAAACGACTAAGTTCTGCAAAACCTGGCAAATCATATACAGTCTTAACATTACGTGTACCCGTACCCATACCCGCGCTTGAACTATTATTTAAATTAGACGAACATAGTTTAGTTTTTATTTTAATTTCGGAGACTGGTTGCTCTCCATTCACGATGGATTCGTCATCTAGCAAATCGGTTAGCTCATCCATATCCATTAAATCGGCAATACGAGAATTACAAAAATTCAAATTTTCTATTTTTACGTCTTTTGCAATTTCGGATATGTAGTGTTTATTTTCCAGTGTTGTTTTTTCCACGTCTTCGACACCTTCGACACCTTCGACGCCCTGTTCCACCCCTGTTCGCACGGGAGGTTCGGGAGGTATATGTGGGCTCAATATCGCACGAGAAGAACTAGCGGACGACCTCCACGAAAATACTGGATTCAGTGTTGTTATTATAGCTGCAAATAAATGAGCTATTTTAACATAATATTTAGCAATTTCTGTACACATCTTCTTTGTTTGTTCTTTTTGGCTACTACCTGATATACCTGATATACCTAATATAGATTGTCCGCTGTATATGTCGCTTTCTGATATTTGTTTATACATTACCTGTATTTGATTAGAGAAAAATGACTTTTTTAATATTTTCGATGTTATAATTACTAAATCATTGCAATATTTAGAATTTGTAAGTCGAATCATATCTTGAAAGTTTTGTCCTAGAATATAATCTGTAGCAACCTCATTTAATTTAGAAAGAAATTCGCTATTGTTATTATTTAATTCTTTAAAATTTAATACGGAGTTACTATTTTTATTTTTATTTATATTTGTAATTGTACTTGCATAATTTCCCATTATATATAATGCTTTATATATTATTGATTGTTTTATTTTTATTTTCATTTTCTTTCATTCATAATAAACATAATAAACATAATAAACATTATAATATGAATAAAATTGAATTAAAAAATATTTAATATACTTTAAGACAACACATACGTAAACGTCCTGAATTATCTATGCTCGAACAGTCGATAGCTCGAATACCCACAACGCACAAAACATATAAAAATAAAATAAAAGATAATAATAACAACAACAGTAAAGCGGATTTGTGGAAAAAAATCAACGAGTCTTTTGACATTGAGATTGATAAAAAACAATTCAAAAAAGATGAAAAAAATGTAGAATGTATTTACAGAAATTCGGGGCAACGAGAAAACTGTGACACCTGTCAATCCGCCGTGTCACTATCCGACGAGGGTTTTCTTATTTGTACAAATCCAAAATGTAGTATAATTTATAAAGATATTGTGGACCAAACTGCTGAATGGAGATACTATGGCGTCGACGACAATCAGACAAGCGATCCGACGCGATGTGGATTACCTGTTAACCCGCTACTTGTGGAGTCATCATTTGGTTGTAAGATATTATGCGACGGTGTATCTTCATATGAGATGCGAAAAATAAGAAGATATACGGAGTGGCAGGCATCGCCACATAAAGAGAAGACGCAATACAATGAGTTCCAGCATATTACTATTATTGCAAACAATGCTGGTATTCCGAAAATCATAATCGACGAAGCTCTGCGATGTCATAAGAAAATATCTGAACATCAAACATTTCGCGGTTCTAATCGTGATGGTATTATTGCTGCTTCTGTATATATTGCATTTCGAATTCATGATTGTCCGCGAACGGCAAAGGAGATTGCTACGATATTTAATTTAGATAACACGAGTGCAACAAAGGGGTGTAAAAATGCGGTATGTATTATAAATGATATTGAGAACGACATGCATAATTCTGAGAAGACCAGTTTCTGTAAGACGAGACCGGAGGCTTTTATAGAGAGATATTGTACTAGGTTGCATGTGAATGGAGAACTTACAAAGTTGAGTCAGTTTATTGCACTTCGGATTGAAAAGAATAACTTGATACCCGAGAATACACCTCATTCTATTGCAGCGGGTATTATATATTTTGTGTCGCAAATTTGCGGACTTAATATATCTAAAAAGGATGTGAACAAGATTAGTGAAACGAGTGAAGTTACGATAAATAAATGTTTCAAAAAATTGGAAAGTATTAAAGAACAATTGATACCTAAGATTATTTTAGAAAAGTATTCGCCAAAAAACTAAAAAAATAAAATTAACATTATTATATCATTTATATTTAATAATTTGGATTTATGGTCGACTTTATGGATACAACTGGAACAACAACTACAACTACGACCGAATCGGACCCTAAAGAATGTGTCGATGCGAATGTCCCTAAAATCGTTTTTATAATTCCGTACAGGGATAGAACAGAACACAAAGAATTTTTTACTGTTTATATGAAACATGTTTTAGAAGATATTCCTAAAACAGATTACGAAATATATTTTGTAGAACAGAAGAATACATTACCATTTAATCGTGGGGCTATGAAAAATATAGGATTTTTGGCTTTAAAATACAAGTATCCAAATGATTACAAAAATATTACATTTGTTTTTAACGACGTCGATACTGTTCCATATAGCAAAAATATAATTAACTATGATACCACACCAGGTGTAGTGAAACATTACTATGGTTTTAAGTTTGCTCTTGGTGGTATTTTTTCTATAAAGGGGGAAGATTTCGAAAGGACGAATGGGTTTCCTAATTTTTGGGCATGGGGGGGTGAAGATAACTATATGCAAAAGCGTGTTGAATATGCTGGATTGTATATTGACCGGTCTGTTTTTTTCAATATTTTAGATAAAAATATTTTACAGTTATGTGATGGTGTTAAAAGACTTATATGTAGGAAAGAAGCAGCTACAGTAGTAAATATGACCACAACAGACGGACTTGTTACGATACGAAATTTAAATTATGAGTTTAAAGATGAGTACATAAATGTATATAATTTTCAAACAACGCGCGACCCAAGAATGCTGCGATTTGAAGAACAAAATATAGCAGTCGAATCAAAAATACGTCTAGAAAAAGAAGACATTAAAAACATACTTGATGTAAAAATGAATAAAAATATTGGTATATACCACCCACAACAGCAGCGACCAATGGTACAACAACAGCGACCAATGGTACAACAACAGCGACCGCCAGTACAACCTCAGAATATCATATTGCCAAATCCTCAACAGCATCCACAGCATCCACAGCAGGTTAGAAGAAATACGTATAGAGGAATAGGTATGGGTGGTGTACGCTCAAATTAAAAACTAGCATTAAAGTCGAATATAGTATCTGTTTTTGTTTTTTCCGAAAGAGCATATTCGCTAACACGTTTTTCAAAAAAGTTAGTTTTCCCTTCTATGCTAATCATTTCCATAAAATCAAATGGATTTGAAGAATTATATATTTTTTCATATCCAAGTTGAAGAGATAATCTATCAGCAACAAATTCGATATATTGTGACATGAGCTTTGAGTTCATTCCGATTAAACGACACGGTAATGCTTCGCAAATAAATTCTTTTTCTATTTCTACCGCTTCTTTTATGATTTCGTGTACTTTTTGTTTCGGGTATTTTTTCTGCATTTTATTATACAACAATATTGCGAATTCAGTATGCAGAGCTTCGTCGCGAGATATAAGTTCATTGCTAAATGTCAAACCCGGCATCAACCCTCTCTTCTTCAGCCAATAAATAGAACAAAAAGCGCCCGAAAAAAATATACCCTCGATGCACGCGAAAGCGATTAGTCGTGTAAAAAATGAACTTCTTTTGTCGTTTATCCATTTAATAGCCCAGTCAGCTTTTTTTTTAATACATGGAAAATTATGTATACCGGCAAATAGTTTTTCTTTTTGTTCGCTGCTTTTAATAAGGGTGTCGATTAATAAACTATATACTTCATTATGCACATTTTCTATTGCAATCTGAAATCCGTAAAAAGCACGCGCCTCGGCTAACTGTACGTCGCCCATAAAACGCACTGCTAGGTTTTCAGTAACGATTCCATCACTTGCAGCGAAAAAAGCTAAAATCATAGAAATAAAAAATCGTTCATTATCGTTTAAAACTTCGCTGTTCCATTCGACGACGTCTTTCGATAAGTCAATCTCCTCCGCTCTCCAGAAACAATCGACTTGTTTTTTATACATTTTCCATATTTCGTTGTCTTGGATGGGAAACAATACGTAGCGGGAGTCATTTTCTGTAAGAAGTGGCTCAGACGATTTACTAGCGGGGACCGAAGTTTGCTTTAAAGACATTCTAAATGTTATAATATTATATATATTTATAATATTTTATATCATTTTATAATTTTGTATTTGTATAAGAATTTTATTATACATATATAATAGCATATTCAAAGTATACTACAATCTTAATGAATTCCTCTTTATCAAAACTGGTAGCTGGTGCTTCTGGTGGTGTAGGCGGTGATGTTGCTGGTGGTGGTGGTACTGGCATACCTTGTAAATTTGAACTAATAATGGAATTTGTTTGTTCTTTTTTATTTACTTTTATTATATATTTTTGCGTGTTTGCTTTTTTCCCATATGATGGTATTATTAAGAAAATTTTAGAATTCATAAAAGATACGACAAAAAAATTCATGGATTTTTTGAATAATCTACTACCTAAAAGTGTTAAAAAAAAATCATCTAACCTATTTCCAAAATTTATTGTAAAATTTTTTAAAGAAACATTGCCAAAGATGTTGAAAGCGAAGCAAGAAGAATTAACAACGCCATTAAAAGAAAAATTAGAAAAAATAAAAAAGGATACAGAGGAGAAATTAAATATTCAAAATAAAAATGGCAAAAAAAATGATAGCTTTTTATCTAAAACTAAATCGTATTTTAATGAAACATTTTTGAAAATAAAGGCAAAACTTTCAGAAATGTGGGAAAAATTTAAGGATAAATTTATACCTGCATTGATTATTTCATTTGTATATTATGTCATATGGTTTATATTTTTTAAAGTTATTCCTCCTATTCTGAAATATCTAATAAGTATTGCGCAACAATTTAAGCAACCATAAAAACGATAATACAACCAATAATAAAATACATAATATAAATATATAATATACTTATGTTAGAGTTTATATTTAACTTTACAAAAAATTTTTTGTTTATTTTTTTGTTTATAATAATGATTCCTGATTTCTTTTTTAGGATTCCTAATAATGGTAGCAGAATAATAGTAGCATTGGTTCATGGTATAATATATGCTATCGCATTTGTTATTTTAGATATAATATTTAATATGAAACGTATTTATTTGTGTGCAAAATCGTTAGGAACTGCTAGTGTTTAACCATAATAGTTACTGTTATAAGTACGACTACAACTACGAATAGAAATAGGAATAGAAATATAAATAGGAATAGAAATAGGAATAGAAATACGAATATAAATATCTATAATAATATAATGGTAAAACAGAAAAAACAGAGAGGTGTGTCTCCAAGAAAAATAAACGACTCTCCCAAGATAGACGAGTTTATGAAAAATTCTATGATAAGTCCGGCATTTCAATATGAGGAAGAGAATTATCCTATTTCTCACCAATCTCATGCATCTGTAGCATCTGTAGCATCTAAACCCGAACAAGATGTAAGCAGTGGCGACGAATCGTCTATAGGTAGTGACTATGAAAGTTCCGACGAAATAGAACCATATGAAGAATCTTATGCAAATACAACAATGAAAAAAGACGTAAGAATTTATAAAATGAAAGACTTGTTACGTAAGAAGCGTATACAAATGTTTGATAAAGAAAAAGAAATAAGAGAAGTCGGGAGGCAAAATTCTTTTTTAGAAACTGTTGTAAATGATTACGAGAACTATAATAATATTATTTTAGACGAAAAGAAAAAACAAAAAAAGGCGCTTAAAATATTATCTGACCATATACGCGAAATTTCTAAGAATATTAAGAATGATGAATTTAAGTTGAATCGCGTTAAAATGGATCAGACTGCATTACTTAAAGAAATACAAAATATTCGAGATGAAATAGAATATGTTTTACAAACTAGAGGTAGTAATTACATTTCATCAGATGATGACTACCAGGAAGAATCGGATTATTAATATTTATTGTAATAAATTGAATAATATTTTTACTAATCTTAGTATTTTACTAATCTTAGTATTTTACTAATCTTAGTAATATAAGTTAATAATAATAATAATTATAGTTGTTAATTATTATTATTTTGTAATACCTTTTTTCTATGTCATATATATATATAATACTTATAATGAAATCAAAAAGGTCTTCCCCTAAATTTTCGAGCAATTCGAGCAGTATTCTTTCGAATAAATATGTGTTATATGCTTCTTTCTTTTTTGCAATTATAACCGCGGCAAACTATTTACTTAGAAATAATTTAGAAGCTATAGGAATTTTTATTATTATTGGTTTCTTGACCACGTACTTTAGTAAAAATATGATTGTTGTTTTATTAACAACCACTATTTTAACTAACTTTATTGTTATGTTCAGAAATAGAGGATACTCCATGATGCTGATGGAGGGTTTTACTACGGCAGAAATAACAGATTTAAAAGCTGTCATGGACGCTGCAAAATCAGCGATGGATAAAGAAACAGATGACGCAAAGAAAGCCGAACTTAAAACAAAATATGAAGCAGCAAAAAAAACACACGATGATGCTGTAGCTGCTGTAGCCGCTGCTGCCATAGAGGCTGCTGCTGCATCAAAGTCTACTGAAACTAAACCCACCGTTACTTCAAGTGATACTGTCGCCATGGGAGCCGTGCCTGCAAATACCATGAAGCACCCTCTTATGGGCGGTAAAGGTAGTTCTTTAAAAGACGGAATGTCGCAATTAAGTCCCGCTCCAGTAAGTGGGGAGTCGATTAACCCGATGATGCAGGCAGCCGCTTCAGGAAGCAATGCTCAAAAAGAACAGGCACTTAGTGTATTGTCCAATATGGGGGGAGGAAGTGGCGATATGGTAGCGCAACAGAATGAAATGATTAATAATTTAAAATCGATTGAGCCTATTTTGAACACTGCTCAAAGTTTCCTTGATAAATTTGAAAATAGTTCAATTAGTAAGATGTTTTCAGGAAGTGGTGGATTCCCAGGAATGTCTTTATTGACTGGTGGCGGCGGCAGCAAAACGAGCCCCGCTCCTGTAGGAAGCTAAGACTAAGACAAACATTAAAACATGAGATGATACAGAAGCGTGAGATTAATCGAAAATCAAAAGATAATTCGAAACCCAATATAATCCAATACAACCCAATATAACCCAATACAACCTCGTATAAAAATATAATATCTATATTTTTATATAATGGCAAAGAAATGCCCTCCAGGCGTAATATGTTTTGAAAATATAACACTTGTGATATTTCTATTTATTGCAGGTTTCATTATTTATTTAGCATATTATAATTTTAATAAAGACTCTCCCAATCAGGGTTCACACTCACACCCCCATGCACACCCCCATGCGCACCCCCATTCACACGGTGGTGGATTCTTAGATTTAATACCGAGTTTCGGTTCGGGATATACTCGCGGACCAGCAGACGTTTTATTAAATCCGTATACTCCGCCACTTCGCGATGATAGACTTTTTCAACCGCATGGAGCATCAAATCCATTAGATATTGCAATGGGTGGCGCAATGGGTGGCGCAATGGGTGGCGCAATGGGCGGGGATATAAGAGGAAGTGTATCGATACCGATAAATGTACCAACACGCTCAGTAAATTCGGCATATCGTCAAGTAGGGATACTGACCCGCGTGAATGGTCAGGAAACAATCCTCTCGCTTATGGGAAGACCACTATTTCCAAACCGCGACAGGTGGCAATTTTATACCATGAGTGATAAAAATCACTCCGTGAAATTACCAGTAACACATAAACGGCGCAGCTGCACATGCGAACAAGGATGCGATAATATATACAACGGAGATACCGTTTATGTTGAAGGGTATAATGATGCATTCAAAGCTACGATATATGATACGGCTTTGCAGTATTCAATGCCATTTTAGTCCCAATGATACGAAGAGTACAATGCTTATAATATGCTTATAATATATTTATAATCGATTTAGAGGTATACTATTATAAATATATAGTCCATACAAATATACTGCTGCAACTATGATACCTATGCCGAATTTAGGGGGTATTGGTGATATTATTTTAATACAAAATTTGAAGACAGGAAATTATTATATAGACGGATGTATAATTCTTTTATTTTTATTTTTACTACATAATACAGAGATTTTAAGTTATTTGACGCATGGTATTAACATAGTATATACAATGAATCGCGAAACAGTCCGACAGATGTATATGAATTTAAGAAAAGGAAATATGCATCGAATCATGTACCAAGGGAACCAGTATATTGTAGGATATCATTCTATGAATATTCATATTACGTATCCTTGTCCTATTATACACATACTGGATTACTACACGGATATTATTGAAGCAAAACGTAAGAAAAAGGAAATAAACGGTTTAATTATGAATCTGAAATACATTGAAGTTGTTGATAAAAATAACAACATGGCAAAGATTTATAGCCCGCGTACGAATTTACCGATTGAAATCGAAGATGGAATATTTGTACTGATAGAAAAATTCAATACGCATCGCGGGGATTCGAAAAATTCGGATGTAAGGGAATTCAAAAAACTGAATTTCACACTTTTAATGGATAAAAAGAAACCAATTGATGTGATGTACAATTTCATCGAAAAATGCGAAAAAACATATAATAAAAAAATAGAAGACAAAATGACGGATAAAATATACATTTACGAGTTTATACAAAGTGAAAAATGCAACTCAAATAGCGACGATGACTGTGGATATCAACAAGAACAGAAATTATCAAATATTTTATGTTCAGAATATCAGTTAAATACGACAAAAGATTTGAAGAAGAATTGTTTTTTCACAGATGTAGATAAAATTATAAATCGTATTGATTTTTTTGTAAATAATAAAGCATGGTATGAAGTGCGTGGAATACCTTATCAGCTTGGATTTTTATTTTATGGACCTCCGGGGTGCGGCAAAACATCAACCATGAAAGCAATTGCAAAAATTTTGGATAGACATATTATTAATGTAAATGATATTGACAAGATTAAAAAAGTGTCGGATCTGAAAAATATATTTTACGGTGAATATATTAATGGGCGATATATTCCGACACATAAACGCTTATATGTGATTGACGAGTTTGATAAAATATTAGATACGATTAGTGAAAAACCGGCTACGACAAATGCTGCTGCTGCGAATGCGGCAATGAAGGCAATGAGTGCGAATTTGTTAAGCGGGATTATGGGTTTAAGTGGAGTAGGAATGGGAGGAAACATGTCGGATACAAGTAGCGTAATTGTTGTGGATAGTGATTCGAGTAGCAATGATGGCAATTATAACAAAAGTAGTGATGGGGACATGAACAAAGACAAGGGGGGTAGTAACGGCGAGTCGTTTAAAAAGAAGAAAAGTGGCGATTCCGGTGGTATGTTGCATGGACCTGCTAATTTAATGAAAACAAAGTCTGTAATAAATGATGCAGATATACTTACAATCATGGACGGATTAGTGGAAACAAGTGGTAGAATTATTATATGCACGGCAAATGACCCAAGTAAGATTGGTGAACCATTTAAAAGACCTGGCAGACTAGATGAACATATTGAGTTTACAAAATGTACGCGAAAGATGATAATACAGTTACTGGAGTTATTCTACTCTACGACGCTAAGTGTGGAACAGAAGGAGAAAATAAGTAATATGGAAAATAATCTTCACCTTAAGTATTCTCCTGCGGAAATAAACAAATTCTGTTTTAATAATATCGAAAATATTGATGCTGTTATTAGTGAAATTTTGGAGTGAAGATGGAGTGAATATGGAAGATAATAATTTTAATTTAATAGTAACTATGGGTTATTATTAAATTATATATTTTGTATATTTGGTATTTTTGGTATATTTCGAATAATTGGTGTACGATGCACTATAAAATTATATATTTTTTACCTTGGTAAACTTAATTTTTCTGCTATTGGATTTTCTTTTTTTTGTTTTATTTTTATTAGACTTTCTATTTTTATTGGATTTACTATTATTATTTTTTAAATAACCACCGATTAGACTACGCCTCCTCATACGCTCAGCAGCAGCAGCAATAGCAGCAGCATCAGGAGGAGGAGGAGCAGCAGCAGGAGCTCGGGTTGGAGGAGGAGGAGGAGGAGGAGGAGGAGGAGCAGCAGCAGGAGTCGGTGAAGGAGGAGGAGGAACAACAGCACCAGACTCAGTACTAGCACCAGAATCAGTACCAGAACTAGTACCAGCACCAGACTCAGCATCATTCTTCTTCTCCGTCTTCAGCTTTTCCTCATCTGCATTCACCCTTTCCTCCTCTGCCTTCGTCGTTTCAGTAGCAGGAGCAGCAGCAGCAGCCTGAGCTTCAGCAGCCTGAGCTTCAGCAGCCTGAGCTTCAGTAGCCTTCGTCGCTTCAGTAGCCTTCGTCGCTTCAGTAGCCTTGACTTCAACAGCAGCACCAGACTCAGTATCATTCTTCTTCTCCGTCTTCAGCTTTTCCTCCTCTGCCTTCTTTGCTTCAGCAGCAGCAGCCTGAGCATCAGCAGCCTTCTTGGTTTCAGCAGCAGCAGCCTGAGCTTCATCAGCCTTCTTTGCTTCAGCAGCAGCAACCTGAGCATCAGAAGCCTTCTTTGCTTCAGCAGCAGCAGCCTGAGCTTCAGCAGCATTCTTTGCTTCAGTTTCAGAATTAGCATCACCACTACCACCCTCTTCACCATTCGTTATTTGTTTCAAATTACCCGGATGACTACCATAATCTTGTATCATTTTAGGGTTCATGCATGATGCAATTAGTTCATTTAATTTAAGAGTAACTGTAACAACTAAATCTTCACCATTACATACAATACTCGTGTTATTTCCACACGAGTCGCTACCGTTACCCATTCCCGAAGAAGAAGAACTCCCCATAGAACCTTTATTAAAGATATTTGCAAGAAAATTAGAACCAAAACCAGTTCCAGTTCCAAACCCAGTTCCGGTTCCAAAACCTTTTCCGGTTCCAAAACCTTTTCCGGTACCAGAACTATTTCCGACCCCCGATTTAACCAAACTAGTTGATGATGCAACAGTCGGTTCTTTTTCATCGGGGTCATACATCCTTTGCGCACTATCTAAATTAGAAATAAAATTACTTCTTGCATCATTATTTGTCTTACCGTTACCGTATAGCGTAATCATATTTTGATTATTTAATAGGTCAACAGTATCTTTAATAATTAGTTCAGCTTTTGTTGTATCTTCAGCGCCGCCATATTGAATCCCAATATCACCACCGCCGTCAAGATCAAGATATTCATTATTTTCATCTATGTTCATTGCTATTTTTTCCTTTTCCTGAGATATAATTTGTTGACTTAATTGTTTTTTTCTTTCTGATATTTTCAAAACTCCCTCTTGCGATAATGCTCGAATCAATAAATCCATGTTTTTTACAGTGTTTGGTATCAAATTTAAAGCAAACACTAACTTAGTAGCTGTTCGAATAGGTTCACCACTGCTGTTAACAAATACCCCCTCTTTAACCTTTTGATTATATAGCCCTCGTATATACTGCATCGCGCCTTTTCTATTGATAAGTTGACCTTTTGGAAGATAATTTTTTCTAAATTCATCATTGATACGCTTTAACTCAATCTGAAAGTCTTTTTTTCTAGTTTCGATATTAGAAGCCGCAATTTTTACTGATGTTTTTTTACAGTCATTGGAATCATTAATACCATTTTTTTCCATTATTTTTATCAAGTCTTTTAAAATACTATCGGGGTTATCCCCCCTAAATTCTTTTATTTTTTGTATAACTTCACTAAAGTTAGGGGGTACAAAAACTTTTTCTAAAGTCATATACGAGGGAAGACTATACTGAGGTAAATTATTGTCATTACCTATATCTACTTCAGTAGAAAATGGAAGTTTACTTAAGAGATTTTTAAATCCTTCTTTAATACGACCAGTAAAAGGAAGTTTATATCCATTTGGTAATATTGGTATTCTTGCATCTTTACAAGAAAACACAAACTTTCCATTAAGACCCGCTTTTATCTTAGTATTAAGAGATGACGATACCTGTTTTGTATCATTATATGGGGTAAAACTATAAGTTTCATCATTATATTTAAACGGAAGAAATTTAATACCACGCAAGTTGGTTAAACTGAGAAACTGTTGAGGCGACAATTCTAAGTCACTCGATTCAAAAGTTTCGCTTATTCTCATATACTCAGTGCGAAATTTTGTAATTTCCATTCTTTTATCCGAGCCATCATCATTCAAATCTTTACCGGGTTTAAATCCGCAAACAATAGCATAAACTATATCATTACCGTATACAAATCGAATAGCATCTCCTACCTGAATATCTACCGATGACGCGTTATCTGCATCTCGTGTTTCACCTGTTTCACCTGTTTCACCAACGGCTCCTCCTTGTTGAAGATATAGTTTATGTACTCTAACTACCATATCATTTATTGCGGTTCCTGGTTTATGAATATCCATTGGAATCATAAGGTTATAATCTTCAGTGTTAAGTAATCCACCACCTGTTTGATAATCAAAAATTTCAGGGTCGACTTCACCACCGTAACCTCCGGTTTGATATTCAATCATGTTACCTCCACCCCCCACAGTAGCAGCAGTAACAGCAGCATTAGCAATATTAATATTACCAATAGGTTTATCATTCTTATCAACACCAGTTAATAATTTAGTAGATACTTCAGCAGGAGACTGACCCGTTTTAGCTATTTTAATAAATTCTTGAATTCTTGCATACTCACTTGTAATAACAGCGTCGGTTATTTTTGATAAACCTGATTTTAAGTGTGAACGCATAATAGCATTAAGAAAATGTCTTCTAAAAACTTTAATATTATCGCGTTTGAAAATATCAGAAAAAAATATAATTTCATCATTTGCTTTTTTTACAGCTTCTGTAAGTTCTTTCATATCGGTCGATGAAACTTTTGAAGTTCCTGAAAGAAGGTTACTACTTTTATCTGCAGAATTTTTAACTGTTTTTATCATTTTTTCATACATTTTTGTATATCTGTTTTCATTTACTTCATTAATATTTCTCAAATAGTAATGTATTACTTTCCTAGCGATATAGTTTAACTGAGCTATTTTAGAATAATATTTATCACTTTTTTGCTTTATTGCTGTAACCATATCATTATATTGAAACATTACATCATGCACATTTATCGGCGATGTTATATATTTTTTAAGAGTCATATTAAGAAATTCACAAAAAAAATTTTTATAAAAAATATTTCCCTCTCCAATAGTAGCAGGTGGGGAAATATTCTCTATTTGAAATTCAAGCTTTACCATGCCTTGAGGAATTTGTTTTATATCAAAAGGTATATTTATATTCTTAAATACAACACTAATCCATTGGTTTTTTTTTAACAACATTATCATAGAGTCATTCGTATCAAGTAAGCTAGTATCACCATCTGCTGGGGTACTGTTTGTATGTGTTTTTTTTATAACTCTTGTTATTTTACCATTTTTATTTTTATCAACTTTATACTCATTTAAATTAAAATCAAATTGCATATAATGTTGATAATTTTCATCAAAAAATCTTTTCTTTTCTTCAATATTCATATAGTTGCTACTAGAAGCTAATCCAATTGTTTCAACTTTTTTACTACTCTTATCTTCATCATCCGGTACATCTCTACTATAACGAGTTTCATATACTTGAAATGGAGAACCCTTAACACCCGGTTTTATTTTTTCACTAATATATTTTATATATTCGTCAAGACGTGAATTGAATCCAAACTTATATGATTTAGATTTTAGTTTTTCTGCAATATTTTCAGCAGTAACACCTTCATCAGAGTCTGCAAAAGGACCTGATCTTTTGCTTGCATCTCTTCGTTTAGGTTTCGGTGGGTCACTGTTATCCATAACAAGTTTTGCTCCATCATATACAAAAGGTGTCCCCTCATCAATAGCCTCACTGGTTGCATCTTTTATATCATTTCTAATTTTATTTAATGAAGCAAAATATATTCCATCATGTTCTCTATCCGTTTGACCCTCATATATATAAGGAGATATAATACACTCCGTTCCTACAAGGTTATCAAAAATATTAGAATCTTTAAAATATAAGCGTATGTGTATTTTGTTGTTACAATAGTAGTCAATTGTATCCTTGTCTCTAGCAGATGAAAAAAAAGGTGTATTAGCAATACTAGGCATTTGAAGGTTAAATACTAAATCATAAGTATCTATACTACTGGTATCGGTTACAAAAGTTTCTATGGTTTGAAAATCAGTACTTTGTGGTCTAGAATCTCCTTTAAACCTAGTAGAATCAAATAATCCAGCAAACCATGAGTCTTCTCTAAGTTTTCTACGAGTATTTGTAATTACTTTTTGTAAACTAGTCATGTTACTTGTTTATAACCTATATAATAAATATATATTATTTATATATTTTTAATTTTATGCTTTAATTAATTATTAAACTAAATAAACATTTTGATTTATATAAAATATATTTAGTATAATAATAATATATCAATACATAAAATAAAAAAATGTCACAGTCATGTGATTTTCCAATAAATATAGATACAACAGAGAAAAACGAAAACTGTAACATGTACTGCGACTACAAGTACGAGTACAATGACAGTTCGTGTGTAGTATATAACATGGGACAAATGTTAAGAATAAAGTATGACCTAAAATCCGACGGAACTGTTCCACAAGCATTTCTAAATAAAAAAAAATATAATGTTTCTGACATATACATATTTCAACCTTCTATGAATACATATAAAGGAGTAAGAGCAGATATTGAAGTTATAATAACTCACCAAGGTGATAATAAAGAGCAGATGATGGTATCATTACCATTCATAGTAGCAGCAGGTTCATCGCCGCCATCATCTAATTTAAAATCGGGAGGAATAGTTTTAGACAATATTATTAATGAATTTACAAAACAGAGTGCAGGAAGATCCGCAAACTTAAATGAAGGCTACCAGGTTAATATAAATAATTTTAATTTAAATAACTTTATACCAAATACGCCTTATTATTTTTTCCGCGTAGATACAGCTTCATGTAAGCAAAGTAATATCGCATTTGACATGTTAAAGAGTGGACAAATAATAAGTCAAACAGCGGTTGATAAACTAAATGGAGCATTAGGAAAAACTAGACTTCAAAATTATCCTGCCGCAACAACACAAACATTATACATTAACTCGAATGGTCCCAACTTTCAAGGGAGAGCAACAGATGATAAAATATATATAGACTGTCAACCTACCGGCGAAGAGGGAAAAGAACTATATAAAAAAAGAAAAGATGATATTGGTAGTGAATCGCGAGCACACGGTATGAAACTAATTAATTCTTTAATGGAGTCGGGTTCAGTTCAGTTCATTTTAGCAATAGTGTTAGGAATTATTGTATTATCTGTAGGAAAGAGGGCTTTTACAAGATGATGGTTTGTTTGATAAAAAACATAAAAAATATAAACAACGCCTACAAAAACAACATCTACAAATTATATATTTTATTACTATGATAACCAAATAGTAATAAAATAAGAATGCGCTGAATACTACTACACTATATATACAATCCCAGTTAGTTGATACTTACAGCATCATGCAAGTCATTCAAAATAGGAGTAAATGTTTTAGGACCCATAGCAGGACCAGATTGCAAAGGAGCCATTCTTTGGACGACTTCCTCTTCTAATGTAACTGGGAACTGGTTAAAAGCGGATAAGTGCTGACTTTTAAGATTTTCACTGGGGAGGAATTTAGTCATAGCTAGGGAACCAGTGGACATACTAGAACGCTTAAAGAGAAGATAAATGGCGAAAATTCCGACAAGTGTAACTAAAGGGTGAAGATTTACAGCCATAAAGGCAAATAACCCGATAATAATAACGTACCCGAGCGTTGAGTCCACTATATTCGCTAATGGTTCGGGTGTTTGTATATTAAAAATAATATAAATAACAAAAATAACGAGTAGCAAAAACTGACCGTTCATTAGTTTATTGACAGTATCATTTTTTTTCAACATTTCCGTATATCATAATATTATATTTTTTATTTACCAATTATTTTAGAATAATTTCGAAATAAGTTAAAATTGAAAATGGCTAAATAAAAATATCAATACAAGTAACCAAATTATTTTATCCGTAAAAAGAAACAAAGCATAGTAAACCAACTAGCATGAGTAAAAAATCGTCTTTGCCCCTTTCATCTATTACGTCGACTCAAAACAAAAACGGCAATAACAGCAATAACAGCAATAACGACAATAATGGCAACAACTACTCTACATATTTGGGCGAAAAAGGATATTCCATTTTCAAAGAATGTTTATCAATAGAAGAACAGCATTTTATAAGAACGGAATTAACCGTAAAACCGTTTATTCCTAAATCACCAATACAACCCAACCCATTTCCTATATATCTAGAATCGCCACTTAAATTGTATATGCCGCGATATTTCGGAATAGACACATATGGACCACCAGATAGAATACTTATATATCCTGGGAACAACATTTCGTTAGAATTTAGCGGCGAGCTGCGTCCATATCAAAATGCAATCGTAGATAAATATATAAAACATGTCGGAGAGTGTGGCGGTGGATTGCTAGATGTAGACCCAGGCAAAGGTAAAACAGTGATGGCGTTAAATATTGCGGCGCGTCTAGGAAAGTGTACTCTTGTAATTGTACACAAGTCGTTTCTACTAAACCAATGGATAGAGCGAATAGAGCAGTTTCTACCTGGCGCGCGTGTTGGTAAAATACAAGGACAAATTCTAGACATTGAAAATAAAGATATTGTAATTGGAATGCTACAGTCGCTATCAATGAAGGAGTACCCTAAAGATACATTTCGCAATTTTGGGTTGGCAATATATGACGAATGCTTTCCGCGCAATACGCTTATTCATACATCGCACGGACCTATGGAAATTGGAACACTATATGACATGTGGCTTACAAATGGTACAATGCAAAAGTATGTAAGACCGGAGAGGGAAGTAGAGAAACTGGTAGAGGTATTGCCGAAAATTCTCAGCTTCAATGAAACTACGCAGCGTTTCGAATGGTCGCAAATGACGCATGCGTGGAAAAAGCATCGAAAGGAACTACTCAAGGTATATTTGATGTGTGGTTCATTCGTTTGCACACCCGAACACAAAATCCTCACCGAACAAGGATATAAGTGTGCTAAAGACCTACTTATCGGTGATTATATTCAATGTATGGATTCTATGCATAGTATTTCCGACAAAGCGGATATCAGTATAGTCAACTTATATACAACAACGGATATACATTTAAAAGGCTTACTAACACCGAACGCCTTCTTATATACGGAGACATACATACCACCCGAGACACCCGAATCCACTAAAATTTTCGGGATTCCAGACCAAGGATACGACGTATTTGATATCGAGGTGAAAGATAACCACAATTTCGTATTAAAAATACCAGGAAAATATATTGGTCCGGTGGTAAGTAATTGTCATCATATGGGGGCGGAGGTATTTTCGAGATGTATGATGAAAGTGAATACGACATATACATTGGGGTTATCGGGTACGATGGAGCGGAAAGACGGGCTAACGAAAGTGTTTGAGATGTTTATTGGACCTGTGGTACATAAAGAGAAGACGGAATCGGAACACAGTGTAGTTGTGAAGGGTATAGTATATAATGTGGACGACGAGGAGTTCAATGAGACGCAGCACGATTATATGGGAAATCCGAAATTTAGCACGATGATTTCTAAGCTGTGTAGCTATAGTCATCGGAGCGAGTTTATTCTGCGCGTTTTGGTATCGGAACTGGAGATGAATAGCGAACAACAGTTTATGATATTGGCGCACAACAAGTCGTTGATTACATATTTGCATGACGCGATAGCGCATCGAAACATAGCGGGTGGATCGGTTGGATACTACATTGGCGGAATGAAAGAAGCAGCGCTGAAACAAAGTGAGGGGAAAAAAGTGATAATAGCTACATATGCGATGGCGTCGGAGGGGTTAGATATTAAGACGTTAACGAGTCTGATTTTAGCTTCGCCGAAGACGGATGTGTGTCAGTCGGTGGGGCGAATATTGCGGACAAAGCATAGTTCTCCGCTTGTGGTTGATATTATCGACGAACACGACATTTTCATGAGCCAATGGTACAAAAGACGAAAATATTATAAGTCACAGAATTATAAGATTTTGGTGTGTGATAATCACGAATACATTGACGGGCATAGCAAAGATGTATCGAAATGGAAAGTATCATGGGAACCGAAAAAGATACAGGCAGCGAAACCATCTTCCTCTTCGAGTCAAAAGAGTATAGCAGAACAACTTTCGCTTACGCTTAAACTTAATGTTTCCGTGCCTAAAAATCAGAGTGGCGATAATTTCGAAAAAGAAGAGGAAGAACATGAAAATAAACGTAAAAAAGGAAAAGGGAAATCTGGTTTAGAAAACAAAGGATGCCTTCTTGATGTGTCGGCGTTATTTAATGAATAGAATAAGAAGGCTAAAATAACATGGCTAAAATAACATGGCTAAATAATAAGGTAAATTTAGTTATATTTTTGTTTTGTTTTGTTTTGTTTTGTTTTGGTTTTAGTAGGTTAATCAAAACTACTATTATAGGGCATAAAAGGGACAGGATTTGCAAGAGCACTTGTACCGGATGTTAAGCCAAAACCTGGAGTTCTAAATCCTAACGAAAATGGAGTATTACTCATATACTGCTGATAACCACCAGCCTGTGCTCTTCTTGCACCTTTTACTTTTCTTGAACGCGTTCGTCTATGTTTCATGCGGTATGTAAGACTGCGTTTGCGAGCATACTTTTTAGATGAACGAGAGCGTTTATTTTTTCTGCTACGTTTTCCTTTACTCTTGCGGCGTCTTCCACCGCCAGCCATCATTCTGCTGCCACAAGTGCTACCACCAGCCATCGCTCTACCACAAGAGCCGCCACCCATTTGTGTTTTTACGGAACTAGGCATTCCATTGCCACCAGTTACAGAATATAGCCCTTCGCTGCGTAAAGCAGCAGCACTTCCTCCTGTATGACCAAATAGTGTATTTTGGGAATTTGCGACTGCGCCTGTTTGGTCGGTTGTAAAGGCTCCTCCATGAACATTATTAGGATTCAAAAGTTTCGAATTCATGAATGAAATAATATGAAATAATATATATTTATAAAATATTTTATTTTATACACACACAAATATAGACATGAATATATTTATAAATATCACATTGTAAATATTCTGTAAATATTCTGTAAATATTCTGTAAATATCACTCTAACTCTATACAACAACAGAAACAGGAACCCATTTCTTAAATTTATAATTAAAAATACAACGCATTTTTATTATTTTATTTAAATCCACAAATTTATCAATTTGTATATTTTCAAATTCTTCTTCTTCGTCGCTTTCTTCTAAACTATCCAAGTTACTATTTTCTTTAATATTTCGAAACAATGTATTCATTAAAACACTTGTCTTATAGTCAGGTATATGCGCTATTTCTTTTGAAATAACGTCAAAATTTGTAGTACTACTTTGGTACAAGTAATAAATATCGTTTTGTAAATCTGGTTTTATAAAGAATACCTTGTATATGTCACTCGATACTGGTTTTTGTTTTATAGGTTCAGTCATTGTTGATGGTTTATCGTTGTATTTATTTACATGCACAGTATAACTATCACCATTGCTTCTATTCGTAACCATATTATTTGTATCACTTGAACTATTTATGCCAGTTGTGCTACCATTAATGACACCAGCACCAGCGCCATTGTTGTTAAAATGATAAAATTCTGTAAACGGATGTGATGAACCTTTATCTTCAAAATACTTATATTGAATAGAATAAACAGAATAAGGCAACTCCATCGCTTTGTTATAAGCTTCCGTAAAGTTAGTTGTCATAACAGGTAATCCAAAAATAACACCACCACCACTACCAAATGCCATATTATAACGCAACTTTGTATCAAATATATTTTTAATTAAATTTAACTTATTATGATAAGTGTATTGAGATATATCATCCCCCTTATAATAAAAAATATCTTCTACTGAAAATATTTCACCACTCCATGTATTTTTTTTATCATTAGATTCTTGTCTAGCTTTAGTCTTAAATAATGTTCCATAAAATATTGTGCCATACGATAGTACGTCGTCAAATGAAACATGGCGATAAAACATATTCATTATTTTATTCTGGTATCCTACTTCAAGAAAAACACAAATATTTTTTCTATTTCGATGCGTAAACCATACAAAGTATTTTTTACCCTTTGGAATAATTACATATACATCTGATAAAACTTTCTTATGAGTACTTTTTTCATAAGAAAATTTAACGTTTGAAGGAAAACTTCTCAATATCTCATTCTGTTCGTCAAAAGATAAACTAAACGGGTCACGTATTTCCCTTTTAGAAATATACGGACTCCGAGTATTAAAATTAGTTGTCATTGTGGAACACGACAAGTGGCTGGTATAATGTACTATAATATATAAATATCTTTAACTATGTTACATATATTATATAGATAACCCAAAATACCTTAATAAGTAGAATATGCCGATGAATAAGAAGATGACATCGATGGCGTACCATAATCGGGTGCAACGGTAGGGTTATTCGTGTTTGTGCTGGGCAAATAATTTGGTATATTATTTACTCGCGTAGATATACCATTTGCACCCACACCTGTCATAATATTATTTTGTGAATAAATACTGTTTGTGTCATCGTTGTTAGATGGCAGAATGTCTACGTTTGTATTTGTATTTGTATTTAAAGCGCTGCTACTAGAGTTATTAGAAACATTTAACTCTTTTAAATATTTTTTTAGTTCATCTTTCATACTAGATGAGTTACTACCATGGACGCTTCCCAAATTACTCTTATTGTCTTCGCATACATTTTCAATTCCTACATCTCCTGTGCTTTTAAGCGAGTTATAAATTGTATTATATTTTTCCTGGGGTTTATTTACTAAATCTTTCAACTTTGGAGAAGTTAACATTGTCTTAAAAAATGAATATAAGTAATGAAGTAGAAATATCAATAATAATGAAATCATAGTAACTTTTATTATCCAGCTCCACATTTAACTATTGTATATAATTACCTATATAAGTTTAACCTCGATAAAAACGACAACGCTTCATCTTTTACAAATTTATTTAATTCTGTTTTTTTACTTTCACTATTCGTTATATCAGCTGACGTAACCAACATATAAAAGTCGTATATAGATTCATTTTCCATTTCTATAATAAATTTTATATTTGACTTAATATCATTTTTATATGTTCTAATTGTTTTATATTTTATGTTATGATTATACGGTATTTGATATGAAGCTGTATCATGGCGTTTCATATAAGAACCATCCAGTAGTAATTTTAAATTATTATTAATATTTACTTCCTTAATATGTTTATCGACAGGGTACAACTGAAATAACCCATTGTTTATCATTTCAAAAATTCCAGAAGAACTATAAATTATAATTTTATTACTTTCGTTTACTAAATATTTTGATATATCAACAGTACTTGTCTTGCCTATATTGCCCGTCTTATTACCATTTTTTTTATTAGGATTTAAAATATCATTCATTTTATCTATTGGAATATTCGGAAAATAAACTTTTATTGGTGTTGGTCTATCTGTAGTATTCTTCGTATTTTTGTTAATAATGTTTTGTTTTTTATTATTATTATTTTTATTATTATTATTATTATTATTATTATTACCAGGATATGATTTTTTTTTATCGTGTAATGTTTCCATTTACAGTGCACACTATCAGCTATATATGCTATATATGCTATATATACGATATAGTATTTATATCTCTTTTAAGTTATATCTCTTTAAGTTGAACACTATATATTATATGAAAAACCATTTAAACCGATTGCAATCAAATGATATATTCTAGCAGAGCAGTGATTCAAAAAGATGGAAACAAATGGTGATGGAAAGTCTAAATCAAAAAATGCAAAATCTGAAAAAATAAATGTAAAACTTAATAAAAGTGCAATCAATGAAAACGACAAAAGTGCAAACAACAAAAGTGAAAGCAAAAAGATTAAAAACAATGATAATAGTGTGACATTTATTATTGTTGAAAAAAATGGAAGTTTAAAAGATAGCGATATTAAAGAGAGTTTAATTTGTGCCGAGGAGTTATCAAAAAAATGCAAGTTTAAAAAGGGTGACGGGTTTATCAAACGAACACAGTGGAGTTGCAGTTCAAAAAATGAAAAAGAAAACGTGTCAAGCAAAATAACAGTAGAACTATGGGCAAAAGATGATGGTATAGCAAATAGTGAAAATAAGTATGAGTTTCCTCCACCGGTTGACTCAGAATTATTTTTTGGTGCATGTGCGTTAGTTGCGCGGGACAGTAAAAATAATTATGTAAATTTAACAAAAGATAAATGGAATAAAATGTATGAATACTTGTTTGGCGGATTTGAGTCATTGGCTGCGAACGACGACGATGACGACGACGAAGAAGATGAATTAGAAACAATTTCTAAAAATAAGAAAACGCGTGATGGATATTTAAAAGACGGATTTGTTATAGATGGAGGAGCAGTATGTGATTCAGATGTAGATGTTGTAGAAAATAGTGATAGTGATGAGGATGACGACGATGATGACGACGATAGTGAAACAGATAGCGACAAGTCTTCAGAAAATGGCGGTGAAGGTGACGGCGATGGTGGTGACGGCGATGGTGTATACTTTAAAAAAAATAAAAATACTGTTCCTAAAATTGTATCAACAAAAATAAAACTCAAAAGTAAGCATAATGTAGGGGATAATGAAAAGTATGCTTTAAAGGAAGAAGAGGATGACTCGGGGTGGAAAACGGATGAATCTAGCGAGTTGAGTGAAGAAGAATACTCGTATAGTAGGTAGAGGGTAGAGAGCGTAACAGTCAAAAATATATAAAACTTTTTATGTTTTGTAAAATAAATATTGTAAATACTGTAAATAACTCATATATATTTTAAATAATTTGTAAATTAAATAAATTGTAAATATTTTTTTATAAATTATTATATATAGTATAATTTCGCGATGTTTGACAATATTTGCACTCCTGCTCAGATTTATCTAATTGTTTCGTTTATTTTAATGGTACTTTCTTATTTTGGAATGAATGCGATATCTCAACAGATTACTTTGAACCAAGCAAATAATGCATTTTTGCAGAGTCTTAATTTCACATACCAAAAAGATACAAGAACATCATATGTTGTTCAAGCCGTGTTTATTGTTTTATGGACTTGGGTTTTATCATATCTTTGCAAAAAAGGATTTAGCAATCTTTCATGGTTTTTGATTCTTCTTCCTTGGGTTCTTATGTTTCTTGCCTTTTTTGTTTACATAATTGAAACTGTTAAAAAAATATTTTTTGACACAACTGGCTCTCTCTCATCTGCGCTTAACCTTCCTTAATTCATTAATTCATTAATTCTTTAATTCATATTTATATGTTTCTGCATTTTCGTATTTTATATATGTAGGAAAATTGAATAAAGACAAATAGATTGTTATTAATATAAACACTCTTAGTTAATAACAATCGCACCACAACAAACCATAAATCAAACTATAATAAAATGCGTCAAATATCAAACCCCGTCCAGTTTCGCGAAAATATTCGCACAAAGTTATCTACTATTGTTAAAGATATGGAAATAGCAACAAATCTTGAAAAAGGTATTTTCAATAGTTCTTTAGGAAAAGCAAAAGAAAAATGTATTATAAGAAAATGGGATAATATATATTTTGTATCAATTTACTCAGATCTTCTTCGAACTATATACGTCAATTTGAAAAATGAAAGAATACTAACTATGATAAAGAATCGCGACTTTCAAGCACACAAATTAGCTTTTATGACTCACCAAGAAATGAGCCCGGAAAAATGGGAAAAACTAATCGAAGATAAGAAAATTCGCGACCAAAATAAGTATGAGCCCAAATTAGAAGCATCGACTGATAAGTTCACATGTCGCAAATGTCACTCAAAAAAATGTACTTATTATCAACTACAGACGCGATCTGCCGATGAGCCAATGACCACATTTGTTTCATGCCTTGACTGTGGAAAACGCTGGAAGTGTTAAATAACGATTTCCAAATCTTCGACCATCCAGTATTCCGAACCCCGATTCGGCAATGGTCGTCTTATTATAAATGGTATTTTTTTCTGTTCTAATTCTTTTATAGCAATAAGATAACCATCGATAACATTTTCCGGTATTTTTACAAATGGAGTAGCACCATCATTGATTTGTTTTGCTCTCTGTCCTAGAATTCTTGTTTTCTCATATTTTGTCAACATGGGCAATGTTCTGTGCAAGCTATCTACAATTACACCATTTGCATCTCGAACAACGCGAGCCAAGTTATAAATCTCATCATAATTTTGTATGAGACTTTCGGGATGAAAATTTACTAAATAATCTTCTCTTAAATCTTTGTCGAATTTTTTCAACTTTGATTCATCATCATCATCATCGTCCATATTTTCATCTTCACTATTGTCGCCTTCATCTTCGTCGCTGTTATATCCTAGTTCAGCTTCTGTTGGTTGAATGCCGCGTACCTTTTTCTTCCTAGAAGCAGAGGCAGGCTTTGACGAAGATTCAGCAGCAGCAGCCGCCGATTTTCCTTTACGTCTGCCCGCTTTATCAATATTCGCTGCTTCTGCTTCAACTGCTGCCGAGCCACTGTCGCTTCCTATATTACTAACAGCATTTTTAAGACTTCCTAGTAGTTTTGAGAATCCATTTTTGATACTTGGAACTTCTTCTGGTTCACCTTCATCGTCAAGACCTTCACCTTCCATATCAGTATCGGTTTCAGAGTCAGATACTTTAGGAGTACCACTATCCGAATCTTCATCGCCGAATCCCAGTATTGACTTTACTTTACTTATAGTTTCTTTGTTGGTTTTACTGGCACTTTGTTCATCGTCGCTATTTACATCTTCACCCTCTGATGCAGATGGTGATTCGGGTTCAGGTTCGGATTCATCGGAAGCATATTTGGAAACAGCTTTTTGCATTGAAAGTGTTTATGGTTATGTGTATGTGTATATATAGTTATAATATATTGTGTTGATTTTATTTCAATTTTATATTAATATTATTAATAATAATAATATAAGCCATCATTAAAAAATAAAGATTATAACCGACTGTAACTTACTATAACGGAATTCTAATGAATTCTAATAAATTATCATTTCTAAATTCTAAATATGACTACATCGATTGTTCGGTATTCCAAACACTGTCACATGTTGTACACATATAGACAAAGTTCATATTGACATCATCGTAGCGAAGATAAATAATTTCTCTATCTTTATCATTTTCTTTTTCATTGCTGCTACAAGACTGGTTTGGGCACTTTATTGTATTGATGCGCGGCAATGTCGGGTCCATTTTTGTATACTTGTTAATAATTGAATTATATTTTTGCTTGTTGTGCTTAAAACTTGTTTTTGAAATTGTAACGCTATCTAGTGAAATATTTTTGTTTTCATGACCGCAATTTCGACAATAATATACAATCGAATTGGGGTCTTCTTCAGAGAGTCGAATATAATACATGTTGCTGCAATTTATACAAAAGTGCATACTGGTTTGGTGTAATGTTCGTTGTAATGTCCGTATATTATATTATAGTATTATTTGTTTATTTCAATTTTATATAATTACTTAAATTATATAAAACACATAAAATATAAAACACATAACAATAAAAACCAGCAAATGGTAATACTACTCTACTACTCTAGTACTCTACTCTATCACCGCGTCATATTTTTGCGCCGTCTTTGTTAATTTTTCTAGTAACTCGTCAAAATTTACGTAAAATGACATATTATATAAACCACTTATTGAATAAGACTTGTTATAGTTTTTTACCTTCATAGAATTAGTAATAACTTTTTTTAATCCATTCGCATTTTTTTTAAACCTCTCCACCATAAATCTATAAAAATATTCCTTATACTCCATTTCAAACGGAATAATAGTCGTACTCATAAATTCCTCCATAAGTCGTATACAAGAAAACTCCAAATTTTTATACAAAATCATAGTATGATATTTTTGATAGTCCTGATGTTTTTCCGTAACACCCGGCTCATGTAACATCGGTTGACTATCCATTATAGATAAAAGCGTCAACAATACAGACTTTATTGTTAAACAACTTGTCCATTGTTCGCCCCTCCATGTATTCAACATCGATAAACATACTCTTTTCGACTTGTAAAAATGGGGATGAAATCTCGTAACGCCGTCATTTGTTAAATACTCAACAAGCGGTGGTGCATGTGGATAATCAGGAGGAAATGTCACTTCGAAAAAATAGTACCCGCCAAAATATAAAGTATCCTCCTGCCCAACTATCATTACATACGCTTTCAAAATATTTGTATCCGAGTGTTTATAATAAATACCATCGGCTTCAAGCGACGATACATATATGTCTTTTATGTCTTTTAATAATCGTTCTATTGTCTCTTTAGGTATATGTACATTTGCGCTACCATTTGTATTTTTTTCCATCTATACTTCAACAATATATAACATACGCGTTTTATTTTTATGTCGTTTTTATACATATATTACTTTTCATTCAAACAAGAGTTGTCTATTTTTAGGGATATTTTTAAACATAAAAAATTGATATAAAAATATCTCTACCTATAATATACAAATGGAACCTTCAAACAACTCAACACGAAACAAATCACAATTATCAAAAATGTCATCAGCATCATCTAGCGCAAATGCAAACGAATACGACCAATATCTCAAACAATACTATATAAAAAAAGGCGACCCATCTTCTTTAGGGGTGTCATTTACACATACTCGAATCCCCAGCGTTGAACACGGTGTAACGGGTGGAACATTCTGCATTCCGTCCGAAAAACTACCCGAATTCTGGGCAAAATACTCCAAACACGTGATTACGAATAGGCGTCATGAATACTTAACCGAAAAACAGTTACAAAATGGAGGACCAATTCTGGTTGATTTGGATTTTAGGTATGGACCGCATATTGACGCGCGGCAGCATACAAAAGATGATATTGAAAATATTATTGGGCTTTATATGGATGAAATTTCTAAAATGTTGAATATTGAAGAAGGGGATAAAAAGGAAATCAGTGTTTTCGTGTTTGAAAAACCGAACGTCAATACCGATGATGATAAATATACAAAAGATGGAATTCACTTGATTATTGGCATACACGCCGACAGAGTTATTCAACACATGCTTCGAAATTCTGTTCTTAAAAAAATTCCCGATGTTTTGAAACACCTGCCTTTGAAAAATTCTTGGGACGATATCCTGGATGATAATATATCGCGTATTCAGAGTCCGGTAGGATGGCAGTTGTACGGCTCTAGGAAACCCGGACACGAAGCTTACGAACTTAAATCGCAATTTAATTTTGTATATGTGAAAAATGAAAATACCGAAGAATATGATGAAGAATGTGGTAGCGGCGGCGATGGTGACGAAGACGAGAGCGATGATGGAAACGATGCAAACACAAAATCCGAATATATATGGGAATATCAGCCAAAGAATGTGTCGTTCTTTGACTATGCGAAAAACTTTAATCTTCTGTCTGCTCAATATGACGGACATCCGCGTTTTGAAAACCGCGAGTGTATTCAGCGAGAATATGACGCAATTAAAAGCAACAAAGTACGAAAACCAACAATCTCTAAAGCAGGCGGAGTGCGGCGCAGAGCATCAAATACAACTAGTAGTGATATATTAGAAATTACAAATCGCGAACAACTTACAGACGAAATTGATAGAATATTCGGCAGCCTTGAACCGCGAGAACACTTTGTCAAGGAAACCAGCGACTATACGATGTGCCTCCCCGAGAAATACTATAATCAATACGGTTTGTGGATTCGCGTCGGTTGGGCACTCCGAAATACCAGCGACAAATTATTCCTTTCGTGGATTCTTTTCAGCTCCCAATCTGAAAAATTCAGCTACGACAAAATTCCCGAGTTTTATGAAAAATGGTTGACATTCTCTATGGAAAATGAAGACGGTCTGACGCGTCGTTCGATTATATACTGGGCACAGCATGATGCAAAAGAACGGTACAATCAAGTATATAAGAAAACAATCGACTACTATGTCGACATTACATTATCAAATGACCTGGTCAATATTAACGGAAAACCGGAAACAACAATGGTTGACATGGCGGTTGTTTTATATAACATGTTTAAAAATCAATTCGTATGTGCTAACTTCGGCGACAATACATGGTATGAGTTTGAAAATAACCGCTGGGTAGAATGTGACTCTGGAATTGCTCTCAAACAGATGATTTCAAATGAAATGTATAACGTTTATATCAATCGCATCGGTTCTGCCGGCGGAGCAACCGGACCAGGAAACTCGAAAAAGGCGAATAAACAAATTGTTGCCGCTGCTGCGGCTGCTTCTTCCGCCGCCGCATCATCTACAGATGAATCAGGAAAACCGAACCAATTCCAACACAGAATATCCGATATTTGCATTAAACTAAAACAAACGGGAATTAAGACGAATATCATGAAGGAGGCACAAGAATTGTTTTATGATAAAAAATTCTCACAAAGCATCGACACAAAAACGCACCTTTTGTGCTGTAACAACTGCGTAATCGACTTCAAAGAAAAGCGCGCCAGACAAGGACAACCAGACGACTACATTACAAAAAGCACGAATATCGACTACTATGCGCTCGACCAGAAAAAACACGGCAAAGTCATTGCAGAAATTAACGACTTTATTGCGAAATTGTATCCGGAAGAAGATATTCGAAACTACATGTGGGAACATCTTGCGTCGTGTCTTATCGGCGTAAACTATCCACAAACATTCAATATTTATACCGGTTGCGGCAGCAACGGAAAGTCAAAACTTGTTGAGTTAATGTCAGTGACTCTCGGCGAATATAAAGCAGTCGTTCCTATCTCCCTTATTACGAGCAAGCGCGCATCTATCGGTGGAACGTCGTCGGAAATCGCTCAGCTGGTTGGTATTCGATATGCCGTTATGCAAGAACCGTCGAAAGGAATGCGTCTCGAAGAAGGTCCTATGAAAGAAATTACTGGTGGTGACCCGATTCAGGGTCGTGCTTTATTCAAAAACATGATTACATTTCAACCTCAGTTCAAGCTTGTTGTATGCACGAATACCTTGTTTGACATCAAAGCAAATGATGAAGGTACATGGAGACGTATTCGCAAAGTAGACCACAAGGCAATCTTTTGTGAAACCCCGCGCGATGATGACCCCGACAAACCGTATCAATTCCTGATTGACAAAAGACTGGACGAGAAATTCAAGACATGGGCGCCTGTATTCTTGGCTATGCTTGTTGAAAAAGCGTTTCAAACTGGTGGAATGGTGAAAGATACTCCGGGAGTTCTTGCTAGCAGCGAAAGTTATCGTAACAGCCAGGACTACATCAATGAATTTGTGCGCGACAAGATACGCAAAGTTGAAGGACACTATGTTAAGAAAACCGAAATGTATGAGTCGTTTAAAGTTTGGTATACCGAACACTATGACCGAAATGTACCTCGCGGAAATGAAATTTATGAAGTGTTTGACAAGAAATATGGAAAATACACAACAAAGGGCTGGAAAGGTATCTCTATTATTTACAGTCACGACGAAGTAGAAGAGGAGAGCTAATCATGACGGCGAATACTGACAAAAATTACATTTATTAAAAATATAAATATTTATACTTGTAAATATTTATACTTGTAAATATTTATACTTTGCTTTTAAGAATATACCGAAACCCTATTATGTACAGCAGCAAATATAAAATTCCATACCATCTGGATTTTTTCTAATATCCATAAAAATACCGGAGTCGAAAAATATGGATATAATATTAATCCAATAAGAATAAGCACCGATACGATTGTTACATTTTTCAAATATATCATCACAATACATACCCATAGAATGACTAAAGTCCAGTAAACTACAACCGGAATGAAAGTCCAATTTTCAACACTTTCGTTTAACCTGTTTTGATACATCGACTTTCGATTATACGTATATAAATCACTTTTTCCTCCATTTATCATGCTTAATAACTCTTCATTCTTTTCTTCTAAATTTTCCATTACCTTTCGCATATTCTCAACAGCTAATTTTTGTTGCTGTATTACCTTTATTAGGTCCATAATTAGGTTATTTACTTCAATATACTTATTGTTTAATTCTTCTAAATCTTTTTTCCCTTGTGCTGTGTATCGATTAACTAATAACTCATTATATTCGTTTGCCCCCTTTGATAAGTTGTCGGAACCCGTTCCATATCTATTTATTGTGTAGTTTTGTTCTGTAAGGTATTCATTTAATAAAGCATTGTCGTTCGTCTTCTTTGCATTTTCATGTATTTTTTGTAAACTATCATCGCTAAATATCCCACTACCGGTTGTCGTTAAAGCTCTATTTACTTTATCAACTACACTCGTAACAGCAACCATCGTCGTTGTCGCTTGTTTTGATAATTCGGGTGAACATCCACCGCCACCCATTGCTTTTTTAAGCTCAGCAGCATTTTCATTATTGGTTTGTTCAACATTTTTTGCTATTTCTTTGGCAGTTGCTTCTGACATTGTTATATTATTGTTATATTATTGTTATATTATTGTTATATTATTGTTATATTATTCTTCAAATAGTATTTTACTTATTTACAAATTAAAATACTATTTTTATTTTTGGTCGATTTAATTACAAAGTGCTATAGGATGAGTTACAGTTATATAATGTATCCGTTGAAGGGATAGGAGACATTCCGTCGTCGATATTTTTTATCTTACAACTCGGATTTCTAAGCTGAAATGGTACAAATGATTCCTTTTTAATATCCTTACATACATCTAGTAGCACTCCTTGTCCAAATGTTCTATCTGTTTCTCTAGAAATAGTGTTTCTACTAGTATCCGGTACTTTTGTTATATCAAAAGGGAAATTGTACTTGTCGTAATCGATATTATTGCGTCTAGATAAGTCATATACCTTTTTACCTACAATTATAATACCAAAACAAAGAGCAATAATAATAATCAAACTTGCTATTTCATCGGTAACTACTCCCATTTTCATCAAAAATATTCCAAGAATTATGATACCGCAGTAAAAAATAATATGTTTCATAATATCAGCATGTGACTCATATCTTCGCGTATAATAATTATTCACACCAACCATTCTTTCGGCATTATCTCGAATTGTCATCGACTTTCTTAACTGACTGGTTGTATTTGTCAAATCATTTTCAATAATATTCAGAGCAACAAGTTGCTGAGCATATGACCTTCTTTGAATATTATAATCGGATTGAGTAATACCATAATTTGCCTTAACTGTTTCAAAAATATTTGTTCGCAACTTTGTTAAGTTATTGATTTGAGCAAATTTTTCATTGATTTGTCGTTGAATATCCTCAGTTTTGATATCCGGCGAACCAGCTAGTTTTTCTAAATCGGTAAATAACTGTTTTTGTATATCCTGCAATTCTGCAATATTTTTAAACTGTTCATCTAAATTTCTTGTAAAATCATCTTGATATGTTTTCAATTCAGCTCCAAGCGATGACATGTATATACAATATACAATATTACAATAAAATAATTAAATAATTAAATAATATTAGTTATATTTTTAGTAATATTATTTGGTTGTAATAGTTTTAATAGTTGTAATAGTTGTAATAGTTGTAAAACTGATTCCATATTTTTATTATTCCTATTCACTCTAATGTAGTTCTAAATGACTTAATTGCAACAATACCCGCCACTACTGTTACTATACTCCACAAAACATAACTGTAATTGTCACTAACAAGAAGCAACTCCGTATCTGTAACAGTTGCTGTATTTGTAATATTTGAGTCGTCATATTTATCAATTTGTTTTTTAACTGCTTCTTGTCTAGAAATTCCATATTCTATCTCTTCCGATTTTGTGTTAATTGTTTCTTTTAATTCATTCTGGTCTGTATAAATACTGTTTATAGAACCTTTTATTTTACCTCCTTCACTAACAGCAGCAACATTTTTCTGTTTTAATTCAGTCATTCGCGGTTCTAATATTAACCCTAGTGCACATTTTTGTTCCGTAGTCATATTACTAGTCTCCGGATAAGAAGTATATACAGCACTGTCTACATCATTAACAAACTTATTGCAAGTAAAATGACTAGTATTTGCAGTATTAGCAGTTATCCTCTTCTTTCTAATATGCGTTGTTTTCCCTTCATCTAGGATTCGACTTCCCTTTGGAAATATTTCCGTCTCCTTATACCTGTTACACATCGCATTGATATATGTATACCCCGCACACAAAGGGTCGTTATTACATGCTGTTCTACATGCATCTTCTTTTATATTTGGAATAGGAGTTACAATTGAAGAAGGTTTGAAATCTTTCATTTGAATATAGTCATTCTCAAACTCTGTCATGGTAGCAGGATATTCGTGTAACCCACTATTTATATTAATATATGCCATTTTTCCTTTTATTTCCGGTTTATCTACTTTAGTCAAATAATACTGTGAATAGTTACCCCCGTTTCCAATTAAGTTGTTATCTTTATCTGTACCAGTTGCTAATCCTTGTGTTTGCGACACATTATAAATAGAATACTCTAATACTAATTCCCCAGCGCTACCCGACGATTTGTTAAAAATTAACCTACACCTCCCCGTTGGTGATGAAATATATTGTCCATTTTGTAGCGTCTGTGCATTCATTGAATAAGAAGTCAACAGCCCACCGCGATTAATACTACCATTTACCCAATCAGGTCGGTCAGCCCATGGCATCATTGTTTTATTTGCACCAGATATTGACACCAATTGCGTATCCGCTCGATTTGATATTTGATTCATATTTCTATAAAGAATATCATTCGGATTTTTATTATTTACAATTGTGATTTCACCGTCATCGGATAGCCTGAAAGAAAATGACGGATACTGTTCATATAGTTCCCAACAACCTATACTAAAACCTTGTCCTAAATTTATTCGTGTTGCCGTAGGTGTCATATCATTTTTACCACACCTATAACTAATATATACATCTCCCGTACTCTGTGGTGCAACGGTCTCTGTTCTAGTCCGCATTTCCCAATCATTTTGTTGATAGTAAAATGTTTGTCCGTACCATTGATAACTATAAGTTCTTAAAACAGGATGCCAGTAACTGTACTGTCTAGAGGTATCTAGTCTTCCTCCAGGTGTTCCAATTGGAGAAGGGTTGAACTTTATTATATTATCCCAGTTGACCCATGCCGCTGGTGTATAAGAATAACTAGCACTAAGTTGATTAATTGTTCCACCATACTGCGGACTCAGAATAGAGATGGGAACTTTTGTGGTACCCACGGCGGTTATTAACGGATTTATAAAAAGACTGGCATCTGTTCCTGTTCCCGAGTATATTCCACCATCGGCGGCAAAGCTCAGTTTATCGTGTGATGGAATGGTTGTAAAAATAGTTGCTCGTGTAATAGTTCTAAAAGCATTAGAACTTCCACCATTAAGCAAATTGTTTCCAATATGACATTGTCCTGTTTTGGATGTAGGGTTATAATTTGAAAGAGAGGCGTACGAATACCCCATATCCATCGCCCTCGTTACACACTGTTTAACAGTAGAGTTAGCCAAATCTGTTTGTGGCATTAAACCACCTACTCCAGTCGCGCTGTTGCTATATACACCCACATATACCATGTTGGTATCATAATTAAAATCTATAGGTTTTGATACATATAAGTTAGTTCCTGCATAATCGGTACAAGGAAATGCTCCACTAGGTCCTGCCACCATTGCAGTTCCATGGAGTGCTAAATTCCCATCACTATCTTCTAATACTGAATATTCACTGGATGATTTACCGAATAAGTCAAATCCCACCTTCTTGGGAATAGCGGGAATACCGCATTTGGTAGCACCAGCCTGATACAATTGAAATAAACCTGCATTATTTACGCGACCGAATCTACCATCGGCAATTTGTACATCTTTGTTTCTTAGAGTTGTATCGTCGCTTTTTTTGTTAATATCTAAAAAAATTCTTGCCTGGTTAGTAATATTTCTTTGAACCCTATTTAAGTCTGTCATAGAAGTATTATATCCTGATATATTCGTCTTCATTTTGGCAGTGTCGGAATTATTTTTTGCTATTAAATCACCGTCATTTACTTTTATTACATCCTTGTCAACTACTTCAAAGCCTTCTATAATTTCACAATCATCGTCTAATATAAGATTTTTATTATTATTATTTTTATATTTGTTACTTTTATGATTATTACATGTTTTACTAGTTCGCGTATTTGCCTGGTCTATAAATTGTATCCCATCATTTATACTTTTGCTATTATACATTTATTTTTAATTATAATTATATTTTTATTTTCTTAAATATAATTATACTCAGATAAAAATATTTGTTATATCAAATAACGACAGTTATAATAAACAAGAAAAGTTATAATAAATAATACATAAAAACTAAGATGTATATTTAATAGATACAAGTGGATTAAAATCTATTTTGGGAATTTCGGGAAGACCAAAGTCTAAATTTTTCAGCTTATACTTTAAGTCATACCATTCCACGCTCCATTTGCTATACATGAAATATAAAAATAGACATATTAGTAAAAAAAGAGTTACTAATAATACACTAAATGATGAATCGGTGTCAAGTAAATTAGTTATTGTAATATATAAAATAATAGCCAATATTATGAACCATATAATATAAACATAATACCTCTGTTTTGTAAGTAATGATGTTTCGTGTTTTTTTGCAAGAGATGTATCAATATCATGACTAGTTTTTAATCTATTTTTTTTCATTATTGCGTCTATCTCAATAATTCGTTTCTGAACATTGTCTATCTCTTTTTGCATTTTATTATACGATGGAAAATCCCTGCCTGTATTCTCTTTCACATTCGACATCATCTGTGCCGAAATATTCGCCATCTGTGATGAAATTTGATGCAACCTATTTCTCAAATCTTCTCTTGCTAACTTGTCTGCAGCTAATCTTTTTGCTGTCTGTTCTGGGGTTTCCCCTAGAGCAGGCTTTATTGGTATTATACCTTTATCTTCTGTGTTCCTAGCTTCAAGAATAGCTGCATTAAACTTATCTAATGCGATTTTATACTGAGCTTTGAGGTCATTATAATATTTTGTAGTAGCTCCCTCTCCATTCATTGTTTCTTGAAAACCCTCTATTCCATCTTCGTTATTTAATGACCCTGCCATATGAACAGTCGCGCTTTCCGAACCATGCGAATATGACACCATGTTTAAATCTAAATTTCTCGCTACTTCTTTCTTTACTCTATCTTCGTTTTGTAGAAACTCTGCGCCTTGTAAAATTCCCGGGTCTGTATATGACTGTTGTTTGTATCCATTATTAGAAATAGGTACTAAATCACTAAACATGTTTAATAGTTCCATTTTAAAATAATTATTTATAACATATAAATAGAAAATGTATTTTTATAATCTTTATATTACTAATATTACTAATATTACTAATATTACTAATATTACTAATATTACTAATATTATTAATACTATTTATAATGTTCCAATATTCATAAGTTTATTTGTTTGTTAAAAATTTTTTAACTTTTTCCAACTGTGTGTTCACCCACGAGTCGCTCTTATCTCTTAAACAGCTATCAGCTATTCTCTTTATTTCTTTTTCAGTATTTGTTTTTTCTATTGGCGGGTTTACCTTTCTTAATACATAGATTACAAAATAAAATACAGAAATAATAACAGCACTTATTAATACAAATATGATAATATTTCGAACCATATTATTAGACTCTGTTCCATCCGGATTTTGAGTAGTAGCATTATCTACTAATCCTTTTGCACCTTTTGCTGCGTTTTCTGCAAGATTTTTAGTATTTGTAGCAACACTTGACGCAATTTCTATAAATGGTGTAGCTTGTAACATATATAAGAGGAAAATAATACCAATAACTACCGATATACCATAAATCAAAGAACGATAGTACAGTATACGTTCATTATGAAAAAATGGCTTTGATGTCGCGCTAGTATCTTTTATAGTTGACGCTACATTTAATAACTCTTTATTTTCATCATTTAGTTCATCTACTTTTTTCTGGATACTGTCTACATATTTGGACTGTTCTATAAACATCCCTTTTAACTCCTTTGTTATATTTAAATACTCTCCATTCAAATCTTCTAATTTTTTTTGCGTGTTTACAAAAGCCTTATTAATTGAAAATGTATTAATACAATCAACAGAATTTAAATCATTTCTTTTTAAACTACATTCAAATACAGGTATTTTAAACTCTACGAAATCTCTTATATAATTTTTCGTATATTCGTCATATTTCTTATTTAAATTATTAAGATAATTTGAATAATATTTTACTATTTCTGCCATATCTATAATATGTGATATCTATAATATCATAATAAAATATTATTTTATAAAAACAAATGTCAAAATCATAAACATATAATATGCTATATAAATATGGTATATAAATATAGTATATAAATAGAAAAATAGTTATAAGCTCAATATAAACTCGATATAAACTACTCTATTCGGCATTTTGTGTCTTTATAAGACTTATAACATTGTTTGTGTACAATATCTGTAATAATTTGAAATAATTGATGTTTTGCTTGGTCTTTCTATGCGGCAAATGTCCCCCGGTCTCATTCCAATTGCTTGTGCAACCGGATCAAATCGAGAAATATCCGGTAATTTTTTTACATCTAAAATATTATATCTTTTAATCATCTCTTTTTTTTCATCCTCTGTTAGAATAACATGCTTGGGAACATATTGATGTTCTAGAATATTGAACTGTAATCTTTCTAAACTAAATAATATAATAAAGATTTTGTGTCTATCCCAAAATTCATTTAATATATTCATTAAGGTTTGATTCATATCCTGTTTTATTATTATTATCAGTGTATCCGTTTTTTTATCCAACACATTTTCTATATTGAACAAATCGTCTACGTAGTCTTGTATATTTTCGACTCGCAGCGTCTTCCCTAAATGAAACTTTACATATACACTTTTTTCTTTAAAAGGTCCTTCTTTGGTTGTCAATATCATATCCAACTGCTTTGGAACATCCTTATTTGTATACATTGCATGAACTTCATTTACTCCAAAATTCTCATATTCAGATGTGTCGTATTTTTGTTCTCTTAATAATTCGAGAACTGTTTTTCTTGATTTGTGAATCATTGTTATTAACCCACTTGACGTTTTTTGTTGTTGTGCTGAAGACATTTGGTTACTTATTCTTTTTCGCTGTTATTTCTTTCTTATATTTATATTACAAAACAATAATTTTAATTCAATTTTATTATTGTTTTATTAAATTCGTTATTTGGTTATTGTCGTTATTTAGTTATTGTCGTTATTTGGTTATTGTCGTTATTTGGTTATTGTCGTTATTGTGGTTGTTGACTAAGATTAACCATTACTGTTTTTTTACCTTGTCCTTCAGATTTATCACCTTCTTTGGGGATTTCCGGAGTAACAGATAATACTCCTTGTACTGCAGGTTGTGCTGGTCCTCCTTGTATTCCCGCAGGCATTACCATTTGTAATGGATTAGAAGGTAGTACAACACTTGTCGGTGAACCCGATAAAACAACCGGAGACCCATCAGGACTCATAATGGATGAATACTGCGGCGACGACGGTGTATATTGCGCAAAATTGGCAACTGTTCCAAACCGCATTGGTTGTTGTTGTTGCACTGCCACCATCGGAGAACTTCCATAAACAGGACTGGATGCAGTATATTCGGGAGAACCAGGGACATAACCAGGTGATAGAGCACCTTCTTCAATACCTTGTTCAGCACGTTGTTTTGCTTCTTCCATAACTTTCTTCCGATACATTACCTTCTGAAACTCTTGCGATATATTTACATACGAGCTTAGCCAGTTATTTGGTGTCTGATTTCTAGCCAATTCATTCGCCATAATTTCATCCGGTATCTTTTCTCCATTTGGATATACTAGATCTTTCTCCGCCCAACCAACCGGATACGTATTTGGAAACTGCCCATATCCACCAGATGGACCATCCCATAATTCTGTAGGAGCTCCACGCTCGTCCAAAATTAAAGATGCAAACACATACTTGTATCTCTTTGGTTTTCCTTCCCCTTCAGACCCTTCTATTAACTCACGACTTTCGAGTCTCCACCCTAGATTCTCAATATCTTTAAGC